CAAGACCGGCCGCATCCATAGCAGCCAGAAGCGGCTCGCCGTTGAGAACCGGCTCGCGGAGCGCATCAGACCGCAGCCGGTGACGGATCGTCGCTCGCTCGTTGGGCGACTGATGGGCGATCCAATCAAAGGCAGGTCAGCTTTAGACCAGAGGAGCGGGAAGTGAGCCAGCACTGGTATCCGTACGAGGTTCCGCGCCGACGCCGGAACTACTGGGCATTGGGCGGTCGCGTCTTCTGCCCGGCTGCAATGTTGATGGAAGTAGGCTTCGTAGCCATGGAGGCGAGCGTCGGGAACGTTGCCATGGCGGTGTTTCACGCGACGGCAGGTGTCGCCGTTCAGGCGGCGTGGAGCGCGATTTTCTGGTTCAAATTCACCGTCCGATAGGAGAGAGAACATGGCATTTTTTGACAGCAGCAAGTGGACGGGACGCGCTGACAGGTCGGAAGTACAGGTCGCAGAGCGCGCGGCCAGTTTCCCCGCTCAGTCCGTTCGGCCGAAGGTGCAAGCGCCGGTGTCTTCACCCATCCCAGCTGAACAGGTCGGCGAAGGCATGAGCGACGCGGCGCTCGAGGAATACGAGGCCCTTGCGGCTGTCGTAGGTATCTCCTCGCCCGATCTCAACGTTGAGCGGTTCAAGCGGTATCTCCGCGCGTCCGGCATGACCGTTTATTCGCTTTCCGAGGTCATCAAGTACATGGACGCCAAGGCGGCCAAGGAGAGCAAGGAACAGTCCGGCTGGGAATGGCGCCCGCTGCGCGAAAAGGACCGTGCCCCGGGTGTATTATTCGGAACTCGTGCGTCGGGTCGGCGATGGGACGGAGAGCCCGCAAGTACACCGGCGAGCGACTACTATCAAGGGCCTATTCTGGTGACGGCCGACAAGCAGCGCGCCGATTTCCTGGCCTGGCGCACCAGAAACATGATGATGCCAAGCGAAGAGCCAGTTTTTCATGATCGCTGGGAGGGGCAGAGCTCGCGGCCCTATGATCGGACAGTGCCGCTCCACGCCGTCCGCAAGGTCGCTCGCATCGAAAAAGAGTTTTCCGGCGATGTAGCGTTCTTCGTCTGCGACTACGCGCTGGCGCCGATGATCGAATATCCGGACCCCTTCCTGATGGCGGTCATTGCCAATGATAAAATTGGACGCGGAGTAGGGCGCTTCATCATCGACTTTTGGGACGAGCCTGGGTTCGGCATCGAACGGATGATCCACACCGATCTTTGAAGTTCGGCAAAGGGCGGCCCTGCGCCGCCCTGCTTTCTAAGGGGCATCTAGCAATTGGCATCACGCAAGCAACGATCGGATCGGCGGCAAGGCATCCGGGAACTGAACGGCCGCCTATCTCGGCAGACACAAATCGCACGAGAGCGGGGCATCGCCCATTTCGAGGCTGTCGAGCAGGATGCGCTTTCGGTGGGGCTGGCTGCCCGTGAGCGCGTCCACCGCCTCCCCAAGGGGAAGTCACGCGATCAACTCGCGGGGTCGTTCTGCGGCCGCCTGCGGCTCACTGGCGAGCTATCGGAAGCGCAGTACCAAGCCTCGGTGATCTATCTCGAGGAATGCCACAACAATTCCATCGTGTGCGCGTCTCCGCGTCAACCAGGTGCGGTCAATCTCAATGCCGTCCGTGGCAGCGGCGCACTGGTGCCAGAAAACGTCTCGTGGGCCCATCGGTGCGTTGAGCACTACCGCGACTCCAAGCGCGCCGTGCAGGAGAAGCAGAACGAGTTGCGCGGCATGGCCAACCTCTTCGGCGCGCTATCGGTCTGTGTGCTGCAGGACCATGAGGTGATGAATCTCGTTGGCGATCTTCGGTATGCGCTTTCGGCTCTTGCCCGGCACTATAGGCTTGAGGGTAGGGGCGTGTTCAAGGAGGAGGCAGCATGATAAACGCGCCATCAGTCCATGTCGATAGTGACAGTCCGCTGCATTCTTCCCTGTATAAGACTTTAACGCCTCTCCGTCTTTTCAAGAGAAGCGGCGAGGCAGTTTATTTCGTGGTTCAAGGCATCGGAAACGCAGATGACGCCGAATTGGTCGATGAGCATGGCAGGTATATCTATGATGACCATTCCTGCCCGACCAACTATATCCCCATTACAGCGATCATGACCCGATACGACAGTGATCCGCACGGGTGTTTCGAGTACGTCAGAACGGTTTGGCTACCTATCGGTCTCGACCCCGATGAACCTGAAGGGGGGATCCGAGAGATATTCCCGGAAATCGGCGCAGAGGCGACCTACAACGAGCCTTGACCGCTGCCGGCAAATCAGATACCGGTCAGGATAATTAGTCGACGAACTACGTTCGGAGCCGCGCGGAAACGCAGCGGCTCTTTTGATTCCGGGGTCGTCGTGTATGCTGCGCCACAAGCCGTTTGATGGTAAGTGGCCTAGCGCTGCCGAGTTTGTTGTAGCGAACTGCCACTACGGCGAACCTCTCATCGTGACTAAGAGAGATGTCTGGGCGCGTTTCAATAGGCGTCAAAGACTGCATCGACGGCCCCCGTTGATCGAAACAGTGCGCGCCTAAAGCTTCTTCGAAAGCATCCATCAATGTCTCCAGTCACCCTCATCATAGGTGTGGCTGCAATCGTTGTTGTGGTGATCACAATCATCTCCATTCTTCGTCTGGACTGACCGGAGGCTGGCTTGGGAAAGTCGACCGCGACTAGCAATTCGCTCCTGAAACTGGTCTTCAATGCCACGGCATGGGCGAACATTGCCGACAACGCGGCGAGCTCGCCTGCGACTGTCCTTTATGCGGCACTCCACACGGCTGACCCGGGCGTCGGTGGCACGCAGTCCACCAACGAGGTATCCTATACCAGCTACGCCCGCGTTTCGGTGGCGCGCACCACTGCCGGCTGGACGGCTTCAACCTCCGCCTCGACTTCGCCGGTCGCCGCGATCACATTTCCGGCGGGGACTGGCGGTTCCGGTACGGCGACTTACGGCTCTATCGGCATGCTGGCGAGTGGCGCGGGTATCATCCTCTACAGCGGTCCCGTCACTCCCAACATCGTTCTCGGCAGCGGGATCACGCCCGTTCTGGGGACGGGCTCGACCATTACGGAATCCTGACGATGGGAAAAGTTGTCGTAGCCACGGCGACAATGGTCTCGCACGGGCGCATGGGGCCGTTCGGCCGTCTCACCAAGCAGTTGCAGGATGTGATGCGCGGCGCTGTCATCAAGGCCCAGGTCCGGGGCGTCACGGATGGCGACGAGCTGCGCCGGGTTCAGTTTGAGGCGCGGGATCGCTTCCTGAGCGAATAATCGTCGGAGCCGATTAAATGCTTGGCTTTGGTTCGATTTCGGGGACGCCGATCAGCGCCATCCCCTCGGCGGGAACCGTCGTCACTGCGGTGCTTGGCGCCGCCGGAGCCGGCGCGCTTGCGGCAATTGGCTCATCGACCGCCAGCAGCGTTTTGGTGTCGGCGGGGGCGAGCAGCGCGGCGTTTGTAGGGGTCGGATTTTCGATTGGCGTCTTTGCCGCCGCTGGTACAGCGACTGTCACGTGGCTCGGGACTGGCCTCAGGACTGCGCTTCTCTCGTCGATCGGAGCGGGCGCTTTCTCTGCCGTAGGGGTCTCGACAGCAGTAGCGACTCTCGCGTCGGTGGGGGCCGGCGTGTTGTCGGGGGTAGGGACGGCAACCGCCGTCGGCGTCCTGAATGCTTCCGGGGCGGCCGTCTTTTCGCCGGTAGGTCTTGGCCTTGCAGTTGCGATCCTGACGAGTGCCGGCACCTCGGCATTCTTCGGGGTCGGTAGTGCGTTCGCCGAGTCGGTTTTCAGCTTCGTCGGCGCCGCGGTCGCGAAGTTCATCGCGCCGCTTCAACCGGCGCCACCGGCCCGCACGGTCTACGTCCCGGCGCAAAACCGCACTCTGGCGATTGCCTACGAGGATCGGACCGAGGGCGTGCCGGAAGATGACCGCAGCGCGGCTGTCTTGTTCGGCAATCGCGTGCTTGCGGTCGATCCCTACAGCGTTTTGATCCTTGAGCCACTGGCTAAGCTGGAGCCCTAGATGCCGCTATCCTGGCCATCGAAAGATCCCGGCGCCTCGCTCAACTACGCGCTCGATTGGTCGCGGTTCTTGAATACCGACACGATCACCGATTCGTCGTGGACGATTTCGGACTCGTCGCTGGTCAGTGTCGACGACAGCTTCACCGCCAAGGTAGCCACGATCAAGCTGGCGCAGGGCGTTCTTAACCAGACCTATACGCTGGTCAACACCGTCACGCTCGCTTCGACGCAGATCGCGGTCCAGCACGTGACAATCAAGATAGCGACAAGTTAGAGGCCGGCCATGGCAACGCTCTATGTGACGGAGTTCAAGGCCCTCAGCGCGGCCGCTGGCGGATGGGGCTCGCAGCAGTTTATGCCGTTTGGGTCGCAGCCGCCAATCGCCGAACAGACCGTGGCGATTGGCGGTTCGTCGGCTGCCTCTAACGCGTTCAATACCGCTACATCCTACGTTCGACTTCATGCCGATGCTATCTGTTCCGTCGAATTCGGAGCATCTCCGACAGCTACGGCGACGACCGCCCGGATGGCCGCCGGCCAGACGGAATACTTCGCTGTGCCAGGCCACGCCGGTTTCAAGGTCGCTGTAATCAGCAACACGTAGCCCACTGGGCTTTCCAGGTTCTACCGCGCGTGGGGAAGTTGGCCGCTGTCCCCGGCGAGATGCGCTTTTGAAAGGCCATAGGAAAGGAGATTAGCCCGATGGCTAATGTCGTCACCGAAGTCTTCCAGTCGGGCTATCGCCTGTTCCGAGGGGAAGCACTGACCAATGCCTTCGCGAGGATCAACAAGGTCTTCAACGGCGGCACTCAGGTCTCTCCCATCCTGTCCACTACGGCGGATGGGCTGACCGCGACTCCCAGCGGTACGCAGTCAACGTCGCTCTTGCTCACGGCTGGCATCAATCGTGTCGCTACCGTTGCTACGGCGGCGGACGGTGTGAAGTTGCCCGCCTCTGTCGCTGGCATCTCGATCATCGTCATCAACGATGCGGCGAGTAACGCCATGCAGGTCTTCGGCACGTCGCCGGACACGATCAACGACGTGGCGACGGCCACCGGCGTTTCGCAGGCAGCCGGCAAGATCGCGATCTACACCTGCCCGGTCGCGGGCAAGTGGTACCGCAACCTCAGCGCCTAACCCCTCAACATCTTCATTTCGAAAGGACCAATCCAATGGCTGGTTGGCTCACTCCTGGTATGCCTGCTGTCTCCAAGTTCACGGGACAGGAAGCTTTCTATCTCGACACCAACAACGGGCAGGGGATCAATCCCGAGAGCGGCGCGGTATCGCCGACTGTTCTCGCTGCCCTGACGCAGTTCTACGGCAACTTCGCCAGCAAGACGACCGTCGCCGGGTCTCGGTATTTCTCGAGCGTCACCTTCGGCACGCCGATGACCATCACCGGCATCAACGTCGAAGTCGGTTCGACCGGCGGCACCGACAACTGGCTTGTCGAGTTGCACGATTCGACCGGCGCGCTCGTCGCCACGTCGAACACGGCTGGCGTGACTGCCGGTACTGCCGGCGCGTGGCAGCAGATTGCCTTCACGGCGCCTGTAACCGTCGCTGCTGGCACGTACTTCATCGTCGTCCAGTCCAACGGCACCACGGCCAAGCCGGCGGTCTACAACTTCCCCGCGCCCGCTTCCGCACCGTGGCCGCTGCTCACCGGCTCTTCGACGGGCACGTTCGGCACATCGGCTGCCATCACGCCGCCGACGACCTACACCGCGAACGTCGGGCCTGTCGCCCTCGTCTACTGACCCTTCAAGGGCTGGCACGCTCCTGAGCCAAACGGGGAATAGGCGAAATCGTATCGGCCGATGCTGTTCGTGGCAGTCAAACGCGGGCCAGCCAGCGCTCCGGCGCTCACTTTAGGCGCCACTTTGGGAACAGCATCCTTTTGGGGCTCTCCCGGCCGGAGTCGCGGTGCGGCGCGCTGAGGACCGAGTGATCATGTGCCGAGGTGACTATTGCGTCGCAACGGAATCGCCCGCTCCCCGCCGCAAGCGGCTGCATCTGTGGGGTGACTTTGCCATCCGGCGCCTAACAGGCGAGACCGTCTGATGGACGTGCAATCCCTCGCAGATGATCTGGCAAAGCGTCTCGGCGAGCGCGTTCCTTACCGGGATCACTCTGGACCGCACGAACAGCTGCATGTTGTTGCGGAAAGCCCTGAGAAGCTGGAGGCGATGGTCGAGACCTTGGCGGATCATCTTCTTGCCGAAGGGAAGAGCATCACACCCTGCCGACTCCCGTCACCTCGTGATTGGCCCGACTGGCGCGGCCGCTCCGGGGATGTCGAAATCCGGCTTCTTCATGCCGGGTTTATTTCCGGCCCTGAATGGCGAGTGGATGTCTGCTGTGCGTGATCTTCGCCCGGTTTCGCAAGACGAGTTCCAAGCCTTTCTGTCTTCGTACCCAAATCCGCTCTCTTCTCGCTCGACGCAAAACGGCCGCGTCTTCTACGAAGACAAGTCCAGTGGCGATGAATGGCCGGATAGCCTCGTCGCTTCGTACAATACACCGCAGCCGCCAAAGAAGCCACGCGCATCTGGTTGGCGCATTCCCGCTGAAAACAATCAAAGCGTAATCAAAGATGCCTCGGGGCGGTAAGCGGGAAGGGGCCGGTCGCAAAGTTGGCTCGCTCACAACCAAGACGCGGGAGATCGCTGACCGTGCGACGGCCGAAGGTCTCACCCCTCTGGACTATATGCTGACCGTCCTCCGCAACGAGACCGCTGACCCCAAGGACCGTATGTGGGCGGCCGAGAAGGCCGCGCCCTATGTCCACCCCAAGCTGGCGGCGATCGAGCACAGCGGGGCAGGCGGAGGGCCGCTACAGGTGATCATCTCGTCCACTGATGCAGACCTATAAGCCCAACCCAGGGCAACTGCGGGCCACGTCGCTGCTCACCGGGCCGCAGCGGCATACATTGCTTGCTGGCGGTGCTCGGTCGGGCAAGACATTCCTGCTGACGCGCGCTGTCGTGGTGCGCGGCTTGAAGGGCGAAGGCTCTCGACACGCCATCCTGCGCTTTCGTGGCAACGCCGCTCGGTCGTCAATCGCGCTCGATACGCTGCCCAAGGTTATGTCCGTCTGCTTTCCTGATGTGAAGCTGACGGAGCACAGGCAGGACGGCTTCTTCGAGCTGCCGAACAAGTCGCAAATCTGGATCGGCGGCTTGGACGACAAGGACCGGGTCGAGAAGATTTTGGGGCAGGAGTACAGCACCCTCTACCTCAACGAGTGCAGCCAGATACCCTACAGTTCGGTCGTTGTCGCACGAACGCGTCTAGCCCAGCAGGTGGAGGGGCTCAAGCAGCGGGCTTACTACGACCTCAACCCCGGCGGTGCGAACCACTGGACCAACCTTGAGTTCGGCAAGCACGTCGACCCGATTTCCGGCGTGGCGCTGAGCGACCCAGATAATTTCCAGCGAGCCTTCATCAGTCCGGAAGAAAACGCCATCAACCTGTCGGAAGAGTTTCTCGACAGCCTCCGCAATCTGCCGACCAAGCAGCGCAAGCGCTTCTTCGAAGGCGAGTACATCGAGGAAATCGACGGCGCGCTTTGGACGATAGAGTTGCTGGACCAGCATCGGGCGGAAACGCGACCCGATCTCAAGCGCATTGTCGTCGCGATTGATCCATCGGGTTCATCCGGGGATGAAGACAAGCGGTCGGATGAAGTCGGCATCATTGTTGCCGGCGTTGGTGAAGACGGCATTGCTTACGTGCTGGAAGACCTGAGCGGGCGGCATGGCCCTGGTGGTGACACGGGCTGGGCCTCGATCGCGGTCTCTGCATATGAGCGGTGGGGCGCCGATGCCATCGTTGCCGAGACGAACTACGGCGGCGCGATGGTCAAGGAAGTGGTCCGGGCGCGCGGCGCACATATTCCGTTCCGCGAAGTGAGGGCCTCGCGGGGCAAGCATGTCCGAGCCGAGCCGATCGCTACGCTCTATGCGCAGGGCAAGGTTCGCCACTACGGCCGCTTCCCTCGGCTCGAGGATCAACTGCTGGCGTTCTCGTCTGCCGGCTACACGGGCGACCGTTCGCCTGACCGAGCCGATGCCATGGTGTGGGCAATTTCTGACCTGTTCCCGTCCTTGACGGCGACCGAGAAGGCGAAACTCAAGCCGCCGATGACGATGCGCACCTACACCAACGCGCAAGGCTGGATGGGCAGGTAGATATATGGCCGATCCGGAAGAGGTTGAGGTTTCGGACGATGACAAGCTCATCGACGAAGCCCACCACAACTTTGCCCTGTGCGAGGATTGGGAGTCCTATTCGCGCGACCTTTATGTCGAGGACCAGAAGTTCGGTCATGCCGATCCTGACAACCAGTATGCATGGCCAAACCAGCTCCTCACGGATCGCCTGCTGCAACAGCGGCCGACGCTGACCATTAACAAGGTCCGCATCCACTGCCTGCAGATCATCAACGACGCCAAGCAGAACAAGGCCGGCATCAAGGTCAATCCGACCTCGAACGAAGCCACCTATGAGGCGGCCGAAGTCTTCGAGGACGTGATCCGGCACATCGAGTATCGCAGCCGGGCGCCACAGGCCTACGACAAGGCCATGGAGAACGCGGTCTTCGGTGGATACGGCGCCTGCCGCGTGGTGAGCGACTATATCGCGCCGGACAGCTTCGACCAAGAATTGTTGATCCGGGGCATTCCGGACCCGCTGACGGTCTACATCGACCCGAACGCCAAGGAAGCCGACAAGTCCGACATGGACTTCGCCTTTGTGTTCGACGACATGAGCCGGGAGAAGTTTAACCGTCTGCATCCTGAGTTCAAGGACGAGATCGCATCGTCACAGCTCGGGGCGGACTTCACGACCTATTCGGGCTGGATCACCGCAGATACGGTTCGGGTGGCCGAATATTGGTACCGCAAGCACGACCGAAAGACGCTGGTGTCCGTGGTCAATCCCGAGACGGGCGAGCGCGTGTCCCGCTTCAAGGACGATGTGCAGCCGAGCGTGCTCAAGGCCCTCAGGGCCAACCCGGATGCCGACTTTCGCGAGCGCGAGACGGATGCCGTCACGGTCAAGTGCGTGAAGATTGCCGGTGACAAGATCATCGACCGGTACGATTGGCCCGGCCAGTACATTCCCATCATGCCGATGGTGGGCGAAGAGACGGTGATCGACGGGCAGATGGACCGCAAAGGCCATGTCCGCTACCTCAAAGACCCGCAGCGCATCTACAACATGGAGACTTCGGCCGAAGTCGAGTTCGGCGCGCTCCAGACGAAGACGCCCTATGTGGCGGCGGCGGAATCCATCGAAGGGTACGAAGAGTTCTACCGCCTCGCTAACGTCCAGAACCTCGCCTATCTGCCGTTCAAGGCGTTCGATGATGAAGGGCGCCCTCTTCAACCGCCGCGCCGCGAAGACCCGCCGCGCGCCTCCGAAGCCTATCTGCGCAACATGCAGAACGCCGAGCAAGAGATGATGATGGCTTCGGGCCAGTATCAGGCTCAGATGGGCGAGAACGAGAACGCCAAAAGCGGGAAGGCCATCGCAGAGCGCCAGCGGCAGGGCGACAACGCGACGTACCATTTCATCGACAACCAGGCGATCATGATTCGCCAGATCGGCCGTGTGCTGATCGACGTGATCCCGAAGTTCTACGACACGAAACGCCTTCTCCGCATTCGCGGCGAGGACGGCATCATGAAGAACATCCTGATCGACCCTGCCGCGCAGCAAGCCGTGCAGCAGCAGAATGATATCGCGGCGCGCGAGACCAACATCGTCTTCAACCCGAACGTGGGGATTTACTCGGTCGAGGCAGACATCGGACCGAACTACGCGACCAAGCGGCAGGAAGCGTGGAATGCCATCGTGCAAATCCTCGCGCAGGACAAGCAGTTGGCGCCGATCATCGGGGATCTGCTGTTCATCAACGGTGACTTCCCCGGCGCCGACGAGATTGCCAAGCGCCTTCGCCGCATGGTGCCGCAGCAGGCGCTCAACGATGGTCCGCCACCGCAGGATCAGGCGATGCAGCAGCAGATTCAGCAGCTCACGCAGATGGTACAGCAGTTGGGCGAGCAGTTGAAGAACAAGGACGCCGAGACGAACATCAAGGCGTTCGACGCCGAGACGAAGCGGCTGGTGGCCATCGGCAATGCCGGGCCCATCGTGACGCCCGAGCAGGCTCAGCCGCTCATCGCTCAGAACGTTGCGCAGATGGTGCAGGGCGGCATGCCGGAGGCGTTTGGGGCGCATCCTGCGCCGCCTCAGCAGCCCCAACCACAGCAAGGGGGATTACCCAATGGCAAAACTATCGACCAAGGAGCGCAAAAAACTCCCGAAGCGCGAGTTCGCCGGTCCGGATCGGAGCTATCCGGTGAATGATGGCGCCCATGCCGCCAATGCAAAGGCGCGCGCATCGCAGATGGAGAAGGCCGGTAAGCTTTCCGAATCCGCCAAGGAAAAGATCGACGCCAAAGCCAACCGCGTCCTCGATGAGGATGACGGCAAGATGAAGCGCCACATGAGCCCGCGCGACCACATGCGCCGGTCCAGTGCTGGCCGTGTTCGGGTGAGCAGCAATTGACCCGTCGTGGCTTTGCTCGCGTTCATCCGCTGGTGAAGAACACCGCCCGCGAGTTTGCAGGTGCCTTCTTCGACAACCAGGATGTGTTCTCCGACAACCGCTACGAGCGGACGGAGGAGTTTCGCATCCGCGAGAAGAGCCAGAGGGCCTTTGTCAATGCGCACTGGCCTGAGTTCGTGAAGCTGGCGCGCAAGGCGCTGACGGTGTTGCTCGCAGAGCCCGGCCGGGATGAGAGCGAGAAGACGCAAATCTATGACGCGCTGATCGCCGAACGCGGACTGCCGAGCGACGAAGACATGGTTGCGCCCTCCATTATGAGGCTGAACTGATGGATATCGAGAAAAGAACGAATATTCAGGCGGAACGCGAAAATGCGTTTGAGATCACCGAAGCGGCACTTGTTCGTGCCTCCACGGGTGAACCCCCTGTCATTTACGATGTTCGAACGGACGAGACGAGACCGATTTCGCAGGATGACATTGATCAACTTCTTATAGTCGGAAGCACGCAGGCTCTTCTGCGGAGGGCGATCCGCCATCTCGACGAGATGGCGGGGAAGGTCATTCGCCACGAGATGCCGAGAGACGACTTCCATGCGATCATGAGAGCGCTGGGAATTCATTGATGAGACCGAATAAGCCCAAGTCTCCCGTCAAGGCCGACATGAACGCCGATGTCATGCGTCGCGAGCGCGAATGGAAGGTCCGCGATGGCCTCGATACGCTACAGCGCGCGGAGGAAATCAGGCGTGATCCGCAGTTGATGCAGGACATCGACGACTGCCGGCAGCAGAAGATGAAAGACCTCGCCTCGATCAAGGTCACGGTCGCGCCGAAGTCGATGAAGATGAAGCGGGACTAAGGTCTCCAAGACGAAAACCGAACGGCGCGGTATCGCCGCTTACTCACCCAAGGACATATCCTGATGGCAGACGAACCGACGGGTGTGCAGCCCGACGCGGGCGAACTTGCGCCCAAGAACGAACCCAACGTTGCAGTCCAGGCAAAGGATGTCGCGCCAGCTCTGGCAGGTCCGGCGCCGGACGCCCCCGACGATGCCGAAGCCGGCGATGATGCGGCTCCTGCCGCTGCCGCAGCAGCGGACGAACCGGAACTGACGCCTGAGCAGAAAAAGCTCAAGCAGGCCGAATGGAACGCCAAGCAGAACCGCTACGAGGCGAGTCAGGCCAAGAAGCGCCTCGCCGAGCTTGAAGCCGAGAATGCGGCCCTCAAGGCAGCCGCGACCAAGCCAGCGGCCCCGAATGCCAATGATGCTGCTGCGGCGAATGCGAACGCCCCGGAAGGCGGTTTCCGCTCCCAGCAGGAGTTCGATGCCGCCGTGCAGCGTGAAGCTGATACGCGAGCCATTCGCGAGCGTGCGCAGGCTGATCAGCGCGCCTTCGATGATGCCTGCAACGCCACCTTCAATAAGGGCGTCGAGACCTACAAGGACGATTTCCAGCAGGCCGTGTCCAATCTCCAGTCGGTCGGCATCATGAACCGCGACGTATTGGATCTGGTGCTCGCCACCGAAGACCCCGCGAAAGTGCTGTTCGATCTCGGCAGCGATCCCGACCGGGCGCAGGCCATCCTCGACATGACGCCGGCAAAGCGCGCCGTCGAGATCGCCAAGTTGTCCGTGGTCGCGCCGAAGAAGGCTGCCGACCCGCTTTCGCGGGCGCCCGCTCCCATTCGCCCCGTCGAAGGGACTGCCCGCGTGTCGGGCGATCCGCGCGACGATGACGACGATGCCGCCTGGTTCGCCAAGCGGCAGGCACAGCGCGCCGCGCGCTACGCCTGAACCCTCTCTTCTTCCCGAACTGCTCCGGGTTCTCGGGCAGCCTAGACCTCGTTCAATCCCATGCGGCTAACGAGGGCCGCATCGAAGCCGACACGACACGTCGAGACTGAGCCCGCTTTCATTCGCTTACGGGCAGCGAAAACTCACCGGCACAGCATAGAGCCTCAACCCCTCCGTCTGAACAGCGGACGGCTCCTGCCGTGCCTCGAAAGCAATTTGGCTCACTCGAGGTTTTCGCAATGGCCAATACCCTTCTCACTACGAGCAAGATCACCCGAGAGGCCGTCTTGCTCTTCCTCAACGCGAACCAGCTGATCCGCAACGTCAATCGCCAGTACGACGCCGACTTCGGCAAAGCCGGCGAGAAGATCGGCTCCCAGCTCCGCATCCGCCTCCCCAACGACTACACCGTCACGAAGGGGCCGGCCGCGAGCATTCAGGACACTGCGGAACAGCAGACCGTCCTCACGATGGCCACTCAGGCCCACGTGGACATCTCGTTCACCACGGTCGAACAGGCCCTCAGCCTCGACGATTTCGACGACATCATCCTCGAGCCGGCGATGAACAACCTCGCTGGTCAGGTGGCGCTCGATATTGCCTCGGTGACGGATCAGGGCTTCGTGTCCATCCCGTCGGGCCCTGGACAGGCTCCGCCGGCTCCGCTGACCGCGACGACTGGCGGCTTCTGCAACATCGCCTTCAACGTCGATACCAACGGCACTCTGCTGTCCCCGAACAGCGGCACCGTTCTGGATGCCGGCGCGATCCTGTCGAACAACTCGGCTCGGCTCGACAAGCGCAAGATCGTCCAGAGCCCCCGCACCGAAGCCCGTCTGGTCAACAGCCTGAGCGGCCTCTTCAACCCCGCCACTCGTATCTCCAAGCAGTACGAGTCCGGGCAGATGAAGAACGCCCTCGGGTTCGACTTCTTCATGGACCAGACCGTCATCAACCACACCACCGGCACGATGACGACCGCGACGGTTTCGGGCTTCTCGACCGCTGCGCCCTATAGCCTCCCGGTCAATGCCATCACCGGCACGCTCAATGTCGGCGACATCATCACGATTGCCGGCGTCAACGCCGTCAACCGCGTGAACAAGCAGACTACCGGCGAACTCCGTACCTTCGTGGTAACGGGCGCGGTGAACAACGGCGGCACTTCGATCTCGGTCTATCCCGCGATCATCGGGCCGACCAACGGCAGCCCGGTCCAGTACCAGACTGTTGCGGCGATCCCGCTGGCGAACGCCACCGTCACCAACATCTTCGGCGGCGGCACGACCTACCGCAAGAACGCCGCCTATGTGCCCGAGGCCATCACCATGGCCACCGGCGACCTCCCGCTGCCGGACAATGTGAAGGCGGCGCGGGCGCAGTACGACGGCATCAGCCTCCGCATCCTGACCCAGTACATGGTCGGGACCGACCAGGAGGTCACCCGCTGTGATATTCTATACGGGGGCCTAGCGGTCAGGCCCGAATGGGGCTGCATCGTCGCGGACGTCATATAGCTAGACAAACACGACCCACCTGAGGTAAATATGCAGGGCGTTCAACAGGATGCCCTGCATATGGACATGAAACGAGTGAAGGATTTGACTGGCCAGAAGTTTGGCCGGTGGGTCGTCGTGCGGTTCTCGCATGCCAAAGGCAACGCCGCGTACTGGTGGTGTCGTTGTGAATGCGAGGCGCATACTGAAAAATCGGTCTTCGGCGGCGATCTGAAGCGTGGCGAGTCGACTAGTTGCGGATGTCTGTCTCGGGAAGAGCGCGCCGCCAGAAGCACCAAGCATTCGCTTAGTCGTCACCCTGCTTATCGGTCGTGGATCTATATGCGCAATCGGTGCAACAACCCGAACTACGATGGGTACGGGATTTATGGTGGTCGCGGCATTTCTGTCTGCGAGCGGTGGAACACGTCTTTTGAGGCGTTCTGGGAGGACATGGGGCCAACATGGGCCCCCGGTCTGTCGATCGATCGGATAAATTACAATGACAATTACAGTCCTGAAAACTGCCGCTGGGTAACCGCGAAAGAGCAGGCCAGAAATCGGCGCACTGAGACGATCATTGAGACGCCGGCCGGACCAATGTGTGTAACCGAGGCGGCGGAACTTTATGGTCTTTCTCGGCAGACCTTGTTTTCACGACTGCGATACAAGTGGACCGATCCTTACGATCTGGTTCGGCCGCCTCACCGCAAGTAAATAAAGCAACGCCCCTTCGCGGGGCCTTTTCTTTTTCGGAGTGCCGCATGACGGAACGCGAATATCCCCGCTGGGTCAATCGTCGGTCGGACGGCGTTGGCTCCGTCATTGCTGAGACTGCGGAAGAAGAGGCGAGCATCCTTGCCCGCTGGGCGGCAGAGGATCAGGGGGCGACGGAAGCTCCGAAAACTGAGGTGACCGCATCAACCGCCGCGCAACAAATCGACGCCGATGCTCTTGAGAAGGCGTGGTGCGATGGCATCGTGAGCGCCCTTGAGGCTGCGCGCGAGGCGGGCGTTCCCGAAGAGCAGATCACCCTCATCCGGTCGGCCTTCGATCCGAAGGTGACGGAAAGACTGGCGTCCAAAACCGAAAACGCCCTGACCCAGCCCGAAGGCACCAAGGCACGCGGCGGATGGCCCAAGGGCAAGCCTCGCGGCAAGCGCCCATCGGTTTCGGTGAACTGACATGTCGGCACTGGCGCTCGATACCTTCGGCGATCTCATCAGCCTCGCATTGAGGAACGCCGGCATCATCGGTGTTGGCCAGACGGCGGCTGCCGAAGACATGAACGATGCCGGCCGTATGCTCAACATGATGCTGGGCCAATGGCAGCGCCGCCGCTACCTCGTCTATCGCCTCAAGGAAATGTCGCTCTCGGCGACCGGGGCACAGTCCTACAGCATCGGCCCCGGCGGCGACTTCAACGTGAGTGCGCGGCCGGCAGAGATCAATTACGCCTTCGCGCGCCAGGTCATCAACTCCAATCCTCAGCAGATTGACTATCCGCTGCAAATCCTCCCGTCGCGTGAGGACTATGCGCTGATCCAGTTGAAGAGCCTGGCGTCCTTCCCGCAATGGGCGTGGTTCGACGCTGCCTATCCGCTGGGCAATTTCTTCGTCTATCCCGTCATCACCTCGCAGTTCGAAATCTTCATCGGCTTCTCGGAGATTTTGCAGTCCGTCGAGAGCCTGACGGACCAGATCAACGTGCCGCCCGAATATGTCGAGGCGATGGTCTACAACCTCGCGCTGCGGCTGGCGGCGAACTACAATTCGCCGATCAACCCCGTCGTGCCCGGCCTCGCCAAGGCTGCGCTCGAAACCATGCGCACCGTCAATGCGCAGGTGCCGCGGATGTCGATGCCGAGAGGATTGATCTATCCGCCTCGGTATAATATCTACAGCGACAATGCCGGGGGATGGGGCTCCTGATGCCCCTCGTTGCACTGCAGGGCGGGAACTATCAGGGCCGCAGTACACAGGCCAGCTCGCGCATGCTGGCGGTCAATCTCTATCCTGAGGCCAATCCGCCGACCGGCGCGCCTCTGACGCCCGTGACGTACTATCAGACACCAGGGCTGCTGGCCGAAGGCGTCCCGCCGAGCATCGAAGGCATGCGACAACTCTACCGGGCCACCAATGGCAATCTCTATGCCGTCGTTGGTCCCAACGTCTATGCCGTCTCCAACACGTTTCAGTTCACGTTGCTGGGGACGATTGCAGACGCGGCAACCCCCGTCGTGTTCGCAGACAACGGCCTCGTCATTGTGATCGTGGATGGCTCGGCAACGGGCTACGCCATCGACATGACGACCGACGATTTTGGGCCCATCACCGATCCAAGCTTTGTCGGGGCGCAGTGGGTTTCGCAGCAGGACGGCTTCTTCATCTTCAACAAGCCGGGGACGAACCAGTTCTACATCAGCCTCGAGAACGTGACGTTCGAGATGCTGACGGGCGCAACGGGCCGCATTCTCGCTGGCAGCATCGTGACGCCGGGTTCGGGATACGTCACCGGCTCTTATTCCAACGTGCCACTGACCGGAGGGACGGGGACGGGCGCCACGGCCAATATCGTCGTGACGGCAGGCGCGGTGTCGTCCGTGACCATCGTCAACCCCGGTGCGGGCTACACCCTCAACGACACGCTGTCCGCCTCTGCCGCGAACCTGGGCGGTTCGGGATCGGGGTTCGCCTATGGCGCCGATGAAGTCGCGACTGCCTTCGACCCGCTGGACGTGGCAACGAAATCCAGCACCGCGGATCCGATCGTAGCGTGCCCGACCATCCATGGCGTATTGTGGCTTGTGGGTCAGCTCACCTCCGAGGTGTGGGCGCCGAGCGGAGCGGCCGATTTCTACTGGCAGCGCATTCAGGGCGCGGTCATCAACCACGGCTGCGCTGCGCCGTACTCCATGACGCAGCAGGACGTGTCGCTGTTCTGGCTCTCGCAGGATTTGCAGGGGCACGGCATCGTTGTCCGGGCGCAGGATACCACGATCCTCCGCATTTCGACCAACGCTATCGAGCAGGACATCCAGACCTACTCTTCGATCTCGGACGCCATTGGCTTTTGCCATCAGGTTGAAGGGCATTCCTTCTACGTCCTGACGTTCCCGAGCGCGGACGTGACGTGGGCGTATGACCTCTCGACCGGCCAGTGGCACCGCCGATCATCGATTGACAACAACGGCGTCCTCCACCGCTGGCGCGCCAACTGCTTCGCCTTTGCCTACGGGATGAACCTTGTCGGCGATTACCAGAACGGCAGCCTCTACTCGCTGGATTCGACCATCTTCACCGATGCCGGAACGGCGATCCCGCGCATCCTGACGCTCCCGCACCTGACCCGCGGGGGTAAGCGTGTGATGTACTCGCAGATGCAGGCGAAAGCGCAGGTCGGCTACATCGTGGCCACGCCGACCTCGACGCCGCCCATGATCTCACTAAGGTGGAGCGACGATGCTGGCGTAACGTTCGGCAACAAGGTCGAACAATCCTTGGGAGCGAGCGGCCAGTACATCACGTCGCCGCAATGGCAACGGCTGGGCATGGCCCGCGACCGTATTTTTGAGCTGAGTTGGTCCGCCAACGCTGACGTGGCAATTGCCGGGGTTTGGGTGAATTTTCGCGAGGCGGCTTCCTGATGGCTTCTGCTCCTTATCCCGGTGCCTATGCGCCAGTCATCGCGCCCGGCGGAACGTTCTTCGCGCTTCCTTGGCTCGCGTTCTTCCAGCAATTTGCCAGCCAGCCAGCCGCTCCGTCCACCATCACGGCGACTGGCTCGCCGTTCGCCTACACCGCATCCGGTCCCGGCTCGTTCTTCATCAATGGCGGGACGATCTCGGATCGCGAGTTTACCCGAGGTGGAGTGACGGTGCCGTTCGGCAGCAACATCGTCAACATGGCCAACAATGATCGCGTGACGATCACCTACACCGGCTCGCCATCCTTCGTATTCATCCCGGCGTAATTTATGCTCCACGTGAAGCTTTCCGTCTGCCGGGAGTTCTCGGCGGAGCGGGTCAACGCGGTCGTCAACCACCCCGAAGTCCGTCCCTGGGTCGGGGGCGGTGAAGGCCCGGTAGACCTCACGCCGCTGGTCGCCAATCCCGCCAACGTCCTCCTGACGGGGGAAGGGGGCGGTGTACTGTTCCAATGCCTCGCGCCGGGGCTCTACGAGGCACACTGCCAATTCTTGCCCGAGGCACGCGGACCGCAGTCCATTCAGGCGGTCAAGGATGCGCTGCGGTGGCTATTCACCAGTTCCGATGCGGTCCAGATCGTCACCAAAGTTCCCGCCGGCAACAAGGCCGCGCTTGGCCTCGTGCGGGCCATCCACGGGCAAAAGCTATTCGAGCGCGAGAAGGTCTGGCCGGTCGGCGATGAATTGCAGGGCGTCGGCTATTACAGCCTCACGCTGATGCAATGGGCCGGAAAGGCCGATGGACTCGCCGTCAGTGGTCAGTGGTTCCATGACAAGCTCGAGGCTGCCAAGGCCGCAACTGCGGGTGCCCTCCCGCCGCATGACGACGATCCGGCCCATGACCAATACGTCGGCGCCACGATCGAAATGATCGCGGCCGGGCAAGTCGAGAAGGCCCTGAATTTCTACAACCGGTGGGCGATCTTTGCGGGTTACGGCCCGATTGCGCTGATCGCCACCAACCCACTCGTTCTCGACATCGGCGATGCCATCTTGGCCGTCCGTGATCGAGACTTCGATGTTCTTCTTTGCCGATGAAAGGCGCTGAGCATGACCGTCTATGATCTTCCGCTTGCCCCGCCAGATTGGCGGTTTGCCCACCTCATGCCAGATGATGTGACCGCGCGAACGGACGGTGAAATCCTATCTATCTGTCGCGGCGAAGGCGACCATGTGGATCACGTGGACTTCGCGGCTGAATATGCGGTCGACGAGTCCAGTATCCGTGCGGCTATCGCGGCCCTTGATCGGGTTTCGTTTGCCGATGCGGCTGTGAAGGCTGTCTGAAATGCCTGTCGGCGCGGCCCTTGGCGTTTCAGGCATTGTCGGCGCGGGCGCGAGCCTGCTAGGCTCTCAGCAGCAGGCATCGGCTGCGAACCGTGCTGCCGATATGCAGCAGCAGCAGTACAAGCAGACGCGTACAGACCTCATGCCCTTCACTCAAGCGGGGCAAAACGCGACGAATATGCTGACCACGGCACTCCCCGGTCTCACTGCGCCAATCAACCTCACCGAGGATTGGCTACGGCAGACGCCGGGCTACCAGTTCACGCTGAACCAGGGGCTCAAGTCTGTGCAGAACGGGGCGGCCGCTCGTGGCCTCGGGGCATCGGGGGCCGCCCTCAAGGGCGCGGCTGGATATGCGACCGGACTGGCGGACAACACCTACCAAAACCAGTTCAACAACGCGAACGTCAACAAGCAGAACGCCTACAATTTCCTGATGGGGACGGCTGGCCTCGGCGAGAATGCAGCAGCGCAATCCGGGCAGATCGGGCAGGCTGGCGCGGCGCAGGCCGGCAACTCTCTCATCGGCGCCGGCACTGCGCAGGCTGCCGGGCTCAACGGCGCGGCAAATGCCCTCACGAACGCCGCCAATAGCTACGGCGGCTACCAGTGGGCACAGAACAATCCTTACGCGGCAAGCAACCCGTTCGGACAATCGCGGGGGCTCTACGGTTGATCCATGGCTGACATCGACACGTCGTTTTACCCGAGGGCCAACCCGAACGCGCTGTTCGACACGGCCAACCAGGCCATCGGGGTTCGCAATGCTCAGGCGCAAAATGCGCTTCTGGGTATCGGGATACAGCAGCAACACCAAGACCTCGTGCGCCAGCAGGTCGGGACGCTGGTGGATGCGTTCTCGTCTCTCGCAACCAATCCGAATGTCACCCGCGCCGATTTCGAGCGCGTCGGCTCGACCCTGTTGCAGCAGGGCGTGATCGATCCGAACACCTATAAGCAGGAAATGGCAACGCTTCCTGCGCAAGGGACGCCGCAGCAGTTTCAGCAGATCGCGAACGGCTACCTCGCGCGTGCGATTGATGCTGGCTCGCGGTTCGGCATCGAATACGGGTACGGAGCCGGTTCCGGCGCATCGCCGACGAACATCACCGAGCCGAACGGCGCCGTCACCACCATGACGCAATCCGGTGCGGCTGGCCGTCTCGGGTACCAGAGCCCCATGGGCGCCCCCGCGCCTAGCGCAATGCCTCCAGCGAGCAATCCCTTCACTGCCGCTCCTGCGGCCGCTGCTGTACCGCCGAACGCCCTCACTGGTGGCGTTCATCCGATGGCGGTGGCCGATCGCGCCGATCAGTTGCGTGCCGCTACCGGCGAGGTGTCTCCCCAAGCCCCCGTGCCGCTGGCGCCTGCCCAGCCTGCCGCCCAGACGGGCGGCGTCACCGGCCCATCCCCTCAGCAGGCGGCACAGTTCCAAGCCTCTGCGGCGCAGCAGCAGGCCGACAAGACTGCGGATGCGGACTATACGGCCAACATCGTGCCATTGAAGAAGGTTGCAGCGCTTCTGCCAGAGGTCCCGCTGTTCGGCACGGGCGCGGGAATCCCCACCGATATCGCCAAGACGCTCGCCACATTCGGCGTCCCGGCTGCTGCGTTGCAGGCCAAGGACTCGTCCGAGCTCGAAAAGTACCTCACTGGCATCGCCCGCAATTCCGGGGCCGCTCCAAATGCCGTTGCGCAACTTGAAGCCGCGATGTCCGCAAATCCCAACATGAACACCGATAGGGCGGCAGCGAAGGATGTGGTAGGGACCATGCTGGCTCTCGCGCGATTGCAGCACCTCAAGGTACAGACGCTCGGCGATCTTCCCGGCGAGCAATATTCCTCGGCCGCCAGCAAATGGGCGCAGAACCAAGACCCGCGCGCGCTCGCATTCGACCTGATGGACGATAACGCCAAGGCAGCGCTCAGGAAGGAGTTGAACGCGAACCCGGCGCAGGCCAAGCGCTTCGTCGACACCTACAATGCCGCCAAGGCCGCGGGCATCTTCGATCAGTAACCCATGGCTAGGGGAGACGACGTTTACCAGGGCTTGATCGCGAGGGGCGTTGGCCCCGTTGCGGCTGCCGCTCTGGCTGGCAATGCGCAGCAGGAAAGCTCGTTCAACCCGACTGCATGGAATGCGCAATCGGGAGCTGGCGGCTTGTTTCAATGGCGCGGCCCCCGCCTCGACGGCCTGATGCAATACGCCAAGGCAACCAACCGTAGCCCCGGCGATCCCGAAGCTCAGCTCGACTATGTGGTTTCGGAACTGAACGGCCCGGAGTCGAAAGCCTACAAAGCCATCGAGGCGGCGACCGATATCCCATCCGCCAATGCGGCAGTGAAGCAATACCTCCGCTACGGCCCGAACGAGGGCGGCAAGCGTCTCCAATACTCCCTAGCCTTTGCCGGGAAGCCGATGCCGACGAACACTGATGCGACATCGCAGGATTTGGACGCCATCTTCGGCGGTGGCGGTGCGCCTTCCGCTGGCGCATCTCCGGATGTGACCTCCGGCCTCGACGCCATCTTCGGCGAAGAGAAGAACCCGTTCGGCACGACATCTAAGCCGGGCACCCCTCAGTACGTGAAGGATGCTGCCGCCTATCTCAAGGCTGGCGGAGCTAAGCCTATCGCCGATCCGACTGAACATCCGGGGATCACGCCTCCCGCCGATGTTGTCCCCGACTGGATGCGGGCGTTCTCGGCACATGCCGTCGAGGGCGTCCCGATCGTGGGTGCCTATGCGCGCAATGCCCGCAGCGCACTCATAGGTCCGGGCGCAGAAGCGCAGATGGAGGCCGTTGAACAGAAAGCGTCCCAGAGCGCGCCGGCCGCCGCCGTTACCGGTGATGTATTCGGGGCGGTGGCGCCGCTCGCGGCAACTGGGGGTTTCGTGCCCGGCGCCGCACGCGTGCTGGGAATGGAGGGAAGCATCCCCGTTCGCATGGGATTCGGCGCGCTTAGTGGAGGAGCGCTGACCGGGGCCGACACATTGGCGCGGACTGGAGACGTTGAGCAGGCTCGCAACAACGCGCTGGTGGGAGGGGGTATCGGGGGCGGCCTCCCTCTCGTCGGCGCGGGCCTTGGAATGGCCAAGAACGCTTTCTTTGGCCCGAGCGGCGAGCGGATGGTTGCGAATGCCCTCAATGCGGATCAGAAGGGGGCGTCCAGCAACGTCGCCAATCTTCTGACGCAGCGTGGCCCAGGTGGGACCGTGGCTGATCTTGGCCCGAACACGCAAAGCCTTGCGGCCGGCCTCGCATCCCTGCCGGGCGAAGCTCAGGGCATCGTCGTCAACAACCTCAAAGCCCGCGCGGCACAGACCGGCAACCGGCTAACGCAGGATATCGCGGGAACGATCGGGCAGGGACAGCCCATCGGCCAGCTCACGGACAGCATTATCGCGGCGCAAAAAGCCGCTGCCGATCCGCTCTATGCTGCTGTGCGCGGACAGCCGGTGCAAGCCACTCCCGGACTTACCGCCATCGCCAACACGCCGATGGGCAAGTCTGCCTTGCAGCAGGCCGTGACGATGATGCGCAACGATGGGCTGCAGCCCTCGTCAACCGCGGCACTTTACGACTACGCCAAGCAATCGTTGGACGATGTTGCCAACAGCGCTTTGCGCGTCGGGGAGAACAACAAGGCTCGACAGGCGACGGCGCTCGCTAACCAGATTCGGAGCGAAATCGACAAGCAGGTGCCGCAGTACGCTCAGGCAAGGGACGCATTCGCCGGCCCAGCCAAGGTGCTCGACGCGGTCAAAATGGGCCAAGACCTGTTCAGCAGCAAGACCTCTCCGGAAGATCTGCAAAAAACGCTCGCCGGCATGTCCACTTCGGAGCGAGATGGTCTGTTGGCCGGTGCTCAGGCCGCCGTCCAGAAGGTGTTCGGAACCGCTCGCACCGATGCGGCCGCGATGAAGAGCCTGTTCGACAACGACTATGGCCAGCAGAAGCTTGCGCTGCTCGTCGGCCCCGACGAAGCGCAGCAGATTGCCAATGCTCTCGAGCGCGAGCGCACGTTCAGCGACACGGCCGGCAAGGTCTATCGCAACTCGGCGACGGCGTCGAACCTGGCGCAGCAAAAGGTCGTGCAACCTGACCTCGCGGCGATGCCGGGGCGTCTTCCTCCTCAGAGCACGCTTGGCTTGGTCATGTCGGGTCTCGACAAGGCTCGGCAGATGCTTACGGCCTCTTATCGCAATGCCCAGAACGTCAAGGCTGCTAATCTGCTCACGGCTCCTGCCGGCGCCCCTCAGGCGGCCCGGATTGCGGCTGGCGGTGTCGCGCCCAATGCGTTGCTGGCCCCAGCCTCGGCTCCGGTTCTTGCAGAGCAGCAGGGCATTCCAATCTCGAATGCATTGACTTGGGCGCAGCCCGCCTTCAACGCGCTGCAAATTCCGCGGGTGGTCGTCAGCGGGGCAACGCCGTCGCTCTAGTGCGCGTCCATAAGCCAGCCGTGGAACATGATCCCTGCCACCCAAGAGAACATTACGGAGACGCCAAAAAGGCTCTCTCGCGAGCCGGCGTCTCGGGTAGCAAAAATCGCAATCAGTATCGCCACGCATACGAAGAAGGCGTTGCGGCAGAGCTTCGGATCGTCCGGCAAGTGCCAGCGCCCGGTCTTCGGGTTCTGCTTGCGATAATCGTTCGGGCCAAGGTCGATGTCGGGCATTCAGGAGATATAGCATGAACCTCAGTTCAGCACAGCCGGGCCTGGAAGAACTATGTCTGGCACCTCTATCACCAGAATACCTGGCAGTGGTGCGGGCTCCTCCCAAGCTAGGAGGGATGCTGGCACTGGTTCATTTATCAGATAGTCGTGCCCAAATGGCCCCGGCTCCTGATGGCGGAACGAACCAAGAGCAATTATCCGTCGCGGTTGCCGCGTTTTCCCATCTGATGACGCCAGCCAGTGAGGGACGAGCCAAGGCTGACCGTCGTGTTCGATGACATCGCACAGCAGCATTCTGGGCCCATCCATCAGGAGGCACTTTTTCATTGGTCGCCCTGAGGCGGCAACAGCCCGTGGCCGACTAACCAATCGCGCACAATCCGGCGCAGCGCTTCCGGACGGCCGGGCTTGTCCGCTTCTTCGGCGGCATAGGCGTCGATGCCATCGAGGAGGTCGCGGGGAAGGCGGACGGCAACCTGTTCGGTATCGGACCGTGGCCTGCCTCGCCCAACTTTTTTTGCATGCAACAATTGGCAGCGCCTAATTTGTGCATGTAAGAAATAGCAGACCGGTTGAGCGGTAGCAACGCCCAACCGGCCCTAACCGCAACCGAAGTTGGAGCCTTCGATCATGGCTGATCGTCTTCATATCACGCGCCGTTTGGCGCTCCTAGGCGCTGCGGCAAGCTCTGTCGCGCTCGCCGTCCCGGCCGTCAAGGCTGCGCACCTCAATGAGGATATCGCCGCCAAGGTTGATCGGCTCTCCGCCGAGCTGTCAGCGGCCTTGTCCGAATGGTGCAAGGGCCAGTTCACTGCCGTAGTGAAGCCGGGGGGTGACGTGCAGTTCGTGAGCGGCGATCAGTTGACCAAAGGGCTCGCCATGGGCCGGTTCTTGGCCTCTGGCTCGAACCGGAGCGTTGCCGAGTACCATCTGTTCGAGGCTGCAAAGTTGTGCAGCACCGAGTTCGGCGGTCGCTGGGACGTAAATCCGCTCAAGGTTCCCGGCGCCGCGACGCCGTTCTGCGTTGGCCTTTTCCAACGTCCGGGTTCCGGCGCGACCATCCAGTATTTCGACTGATCCAAGAAATTCCCGCGAGAGCGGGTCGCGTCCTCTGGCAGGGACGAAGCGCGAAACGAGACCTCCAAGGCGCTCGGTTTCGCTTTGCGAACCCATGCGCTTCGGGCCTGCCAGGGCCGAGCGCTTTGGAGACAATCCCATGACCGACGAAATCGACCCGCACCGCCAGCCCATCGTGATCGCGAAGGATGGCGAGGCGTTCACCAATAGCCGTGACGTTGCTGCGTTCTTCGACAAGGAGCACCGAAACGTCCTTGCGGCGATTGACGCGCTCATCGCTTCGGAGCCGAAGCTAGGGGGTGCTGAATTTTCAGCAGGGGTCTACACCCTGCCTGCCACGGGAGCCCAAGAGCATCGTCACTACGATATGACCCGTGACGGATTCTCGCTCCTCGCCATGGGATTCACCGGCACCAAAGCCCTAAAGTGGAAGCTTCGGTACATCGAAGCCTTCAACATCATGGAAGCCGAGCTTCGCGAGCGCGCCAAGACGGGCCCCATGATCGACGTGAACGATCCGGCGCAACTGCGCGGGCTGTTGCTCAGCTACGCCGACAAGGCGCAGGCACTCAAGCAGCAGGTGGACGATCTTCTGCCGTCCAAGGAGGCGCTGGAACGCATTGCGGAGGCCGATGGCAGCCTGTGCATCACCGATGCCGCCAAGGCGCTCCAAATGCGGCCCGGCGACCTTTTTGCCTTTCTGCGGCGCGAGCACTGGATTTACCGCCGCGTCGGCGCCGCTCATGACGTTGGCTTCCAGCCCAAGGTCAATGAAGGTCTGCTGGAGCACAAGGTAACGACGGTCACTCGGCCAGATGGCTCGGAAAAGATAACCGAGCAGGTACGCGTAACCCCAAAGGGCCTCGCGAAGCTGGCGACCGCCTTCAACGGCGACAAGAAAGCCGCCTAAGTCACTTTCGAATGTTCGATTTTTACCCAAGGCTCGCTTCGGCGGGCCTTTTTCTTTGAGGGCCGCATGGCAACTCTTCTCCCCAACGGCAAACAGCAATTCCTCGACGCGAACGGATCGCCGCTCGCCTCCGGTTCGGTGTTCTTTTACGTGCCGGGAACTGAGGTCACAAAGAACACATTTCAGGATGCCGCCGGCACGATCCTCAACACGAATCCCATCGTTCTCGATGCATCCGGTGAGGCCGTCATCTACGGCTCTGGCACCTATCGGCAGGTAGTTTTCGATAGTGCTGGAAATTTGGTTTGGGACAAGCCGACGGCGGACACGGCCGTTGGCGGGCTCGCGTGGGGCGGCACGTCCACCGGTACACCGAATGCGCAGGTGATCGGCGCCTCGTCCTTTACCCAGCAAGACGGTCAGCAGATTTCCTTCATCGCTGGCGAAGGCCTGACAAACACCGGGCCGCTGACGGTTGCGCCCGGTGGCGGCGCAGGCATTCCGGTTCTGCAGGACTTGCAGACCGGCCCAACACCTCTAACCGGCGGCGAAGTCGTCGCGGCCAACGCCGTGACGCTGATCTATGATCAGACGCGGGGTGCCTTCCATCTGCTCTCGGAGCCGGCGCCGATTCCGCCGACGACCTTCCAAGACGGCTCATTCCGCATTGAGAACACCAGCGACGTAAGCAAGCAGATCGCCTTCGATGCGTCCGGTATCGCGACGGGTACAACTCAGACGCTCAAAGCGCCCAATGTGTCGATCACGGTTGGCGATGCCGCCATGTTTCAGGGGGCGTTGTTCGGCTGCACCCTGTCCAACGATGCGGTCTCGCCTGGGAACGTCATCGACATTGCCGCCGGGTCAGCGCGCAACTCGACCAACGTTGACAACCTGATCCTCGCGTCAGCGCTCACCAAAAACACGTCTCTGTCATGGGCGGTTGGAACTGGTGGCGGCTCTCTCGACACGGGGACGGTGGGCAACAGCACTTACCACGTGTTCCTGATCATGAGGACCGATACCCGCGTGGTGGACGTGCTTACATCTCTCAGCGCCTCGTCGCCGGCGCTCCCGTCGAACTACAGTCTGTTCCGGCGGATTGGGTCGATCATTAGGTCTGGGGGGAATGTTCAGCTATTCGTACAGGACGGGGACACTTTCATGTGGAACAACGCAAACCCGTCGGCTGACTATTCTGGCGGTAGCCGGTCCAAGTCGGCGCTGACCGTCAATGTTCCAACCGGAATTCGTGTGCGCGGCCTCTTTGAGACGAGCACTCGCGACACGAATAATGACCTCACAGCTAGCCTCTTCGATGGCGTGAACACCAACATCAGCGTGACCGCCAAAACGGTGAACACGAACAGCTCGAATATCAGCATGGGCAATATCGTGGAACTGTATCAGTTCACCAATACAAGCGCTCAAATACAGCTACAAGTCAGCGGCGGCTCCAATGCGAGCACGTCGGTAACTACCCTCGGATGGATCGACGGCCGGGGTCGATCGTCGTGATTTGTAAGCCGGGTAGACTGAATTCGACCGGGACAGGTCATATGCGGAGTCGTTTACGATAGTGGAGCCGGCGGGCACGTTCACGTCCACAAGGGCTACGTTCGCCCCGATTTTGGCGCCATCGCCGATGGTGACGCGACCGATGATGCAGGCTCCGGCGCCGATCACCACACCTGAGCCTATTTTCGGAGCCTCGTTCTCGGCGTTGTTGCCGATGGTGACGTGCTGATAGACGACACACCGAGGGCCGATGGCAGCATTCCAAGCAATGTGGATGCCGTTGAAGTCATGCGGAAACCCGACCGTTGGATCAATGCCAGGGTTCGGCGGGATCGATGCGCAATAGCGCTTCTGGATTTTCGTCCCGAGCCGTCCTGAGCGAAATTCGAATGTCAGGCGATCCCACCACGAACGCTCCGAAGCGGGCGTTCCTCTGATCTTACTGAGATGATCTAGCGCCTTCCTCAGGCGCCGAAATGTTCGGGACATCGTTCGACGCTCCAAGGCCCCCTCGCGGGCCTTTTTCTTTCTGAGGCCCCATGACCCTAGTTTACGCAGACCGCGTCCAGGAGACAACGGCCACCACCGGCACAGGCACGTATACGCTTGCCGGGGCGGTGACGGGTTTCCAGTCCTTCGCGGCGGTGGGAAACGGCAACACCTGCTATTATGCGGCGACTGATGGTACGGCATGGGAAGTCGGCCTCGGCACATACACTGCGAGCGGCACGACGCTTGCGCGTACGTCGATCCTTGCGAGCTCGAATGCGAATGCGGCGGTGAGTTGGTCAGCCGGCGCCAAGAACATCTGGCTCGACTTCCCTGCGCTGGTTGCATCGTACCTTGCGGGAGGCGTGACGGGAACTGGCGCGGTCGTGCTGGCCACCAACCCGACGCTGGTCACGCCCGCCCTCGGCACACCGTCCAGCGGCACTCTGACGAATGCGACTGGCCTCCCGATCTCGACTGGCGTTTCCGGGCTCGGCACTGGCGTGGCGACGGCGCTCGCGGTCAATACTGGCTCATCTGGCGCGGTGGTAACGCAGGGCGGCGCTATCATCTCAGCCACTACGGCGACGACCCAGGGTGCGGGCGACAATTCGACCAAGATCGCCACGACGGCTTATGCCGATCGCGTGGGGAATGTTCTCCCGATCAATGCGCAAACCGGCACGACTTATACTTTTGCGCTGACGGATGCGGGCTCACTGGTCACGGGTTCGAACGTATCGGCGATTACCTGGACCATCCCGCTCAACTCATCGGTCGCATTTGCTGTCGGTAGCGTCATCAACCTTGGTCAGGTGGGTGCGGGACAGATCACGCTCTCCCCCACTGGGGGCGTGACGATGATCTCGGCGAGCTCCAAGACAAAGATCGCTGGTCAATACTCGACCGCATCGCTCGTCAAGACGGCTACGGATACGTGGTTGCTCTTCGGGGATATCTCGACTTGATCCCCGCCGGCGTGTTCAAGCCGCAGGGGGTGGGGGTCA